CACGCCACGACGCAGGTGGATGGCTTCGACCTGGACGGCATCGCCGATGCCGTCCTCGATGACCCAAGCCAGCGCTTCCTTGGCGTACTGCTCGGCCCGGCGCAGCACCGAGTCCAGATCCTTTTCGCGGCTCAGCAGCCACAGGCGCGAGCCCTGCAGGCGATCCGAGTAGGCGTCGCACCACCAGCCACGGCGGTCGGTGCCTTCGTCAGGCAGCACGTCCTCGGGCAGGGCACGGCGGTCGGTGTAGAGCGACAGCATCACGGCGGTTTGCAGGGTCGAGTCAGTGACCAGGTCACCGCCCTGGATGGCCAGGTCGAAGGCTTTGGCGTCGGCGTCGTAAACCAGGGCTACGTCCATCAGCTCATGCTCCGGTCTGGGCCTGGGCCGCCATGGGTATGAGCGTTGTAGGTGTCACGCATGGCCTGCATGGTGCTGGTGTGGTCACGCACGTCGCCCGCGACCTCAAGGTCGCCGTCCATGGTCACCACCGGGCAATCGACGAAGGCCAGCGGCAGACCCGCGCCCTTGATCACGATCCCCTCGCGGGTCAGGTGCACGGACTGGCCGAGGCTGTCATAGATGGCCACCTCACCGGTTTTGAGCGATGCCATGCGGTAGCGGCGGTCATCGACGACCAGAGCGACCAGGTGCGCACGGGCACCGCCCACGGATGCAACCACGGCTTCGGCGCCGCCGTGGGGCACTGAGGTCAGGCCGTACTGCTGGAAGCGCTCGGCCCAGGCGGGTTCATCACCCTGCAGCGTTACCTGGACTTCCTGCAGCCCTGTCGCGTCCTTACTCATCTGCAGCACGCCACGGGAGACCAGCAGGCGCATGCGGCGCCAGATCGGGCTGAGCAGACGAGACATCTGGCGGCGATCCATTAATTCCACCCCACGTCGCCGGCACCCGAGCCCGACCCAGATTTAGGCTCCGATATCGGAACCGGCTCAAAGGCTGCAGGCGGCACCATGCGCAACTCAGCGCGCCGCCCATCCAGACCGTCGATCAGTTGCACGGCGCTAACCAGCAGCGGCTCGTCCAGGCCCAACCACGGGTCGCGAACCGGCACCAGGTCACCCGGCCGCCAGACGCCTTGCTCATGCTTCCAGCCGCTGACGGTGTAGGTCACGCCACGACCGTTCGCCCAGCGCATGCGCGCCTCCAGCTCGGCCCGCTCGGAGCAGTCGCTGCCGTCGGCTGGGGTGTCGCACACCACCAGGGTGGTGCGCGGCCGGCGCACTCGCGGGTCAGTGGCGGTGCCACGCGGGCCGGAGGCGCTGGAGCCGTTCCACTGGTCATCGCCTGGGGTTTGGCCCTCGACGATGTACTGATTGAAGCGGTCGCGGTTACTGAACACGCCAGACGCTTTGCGAATGTTCTCTCCCAGGACCAGGGCGGTGCGGATCTCGCGCTGCACGGCATGAACGATCAACAGGCGCCCCTGGGCGTCACTGACTACCCGTGCGCCACGCAGCTGCGCTGCCCGCTCAATGGCCTCGGCGATGGGCTGCCCGCCCTCCAGGACGAACGAGCGCAGGGGCTTGGTCGCGCCAACGGTGTCGATGACCTCGATGCCATAGGGTTGTGCCAAAGCTGCCGCGACTTGCTGCAACGTGCGATTGGCGAAGCGCTGCTCTTTGCCACTGCAGTCGACCAGGTCAGCGGCCTTGCTGCGACCGTTGGCCACGATGGTGTGGGTCGTCGCGTCGTAGTCCGGCAGTACTTCGTCCAGGAAGCCGGTCAGCACCAGTTCGTCGCCGATGTGCAGGGTGCAGGCTTCGTCAGGCGACACCGGGCGCACCTGGCCGGACTCGCTCCAGCGCTCGGTCAGGGTCAACTGGAACTCGTCGGCGATCTGTTCCAGGGACAGACGAATGCTCACCTCCTGCCAACCGGTATGCCGGTCGCTGCCAATCTGCAGGACTACTTGCTCATCACTCACTGAGTACCTCCAGAGCCATCCCGCCGCGCAGGGCGCCGGGGTGGCGGACGTTGTTGCGCACGCAGATCTCGTCGGCGCGGGTCGCGTCGCCGTACAGGCGGTGGGCGATCACCACGGCCGGCAGCGTGGCCTGCGGCGTGTATTGGGTCAGGTTGGGCATGGCCAGGGCGCGGGTGCGCAGATCCGTCGATAGCGCGGCGCGCAACGCCATCAGGGCGTTGTAAACGTCGTCGTTGATCGGTGCGGCCGTCTGCAGCTCGTGATCGATCAGGGCCAGGGCATCCTGGCCAGCTCGCTCAGCGTCCTGGCGCGACAGCCAGTCGGTCTCGGCCACTACGCGGGCGGCCGTGGTCGCGGCCAGGCGGCCATTGAGCTGGTTAGCGGCGACGATGTTGCCGGCCCGTTGGGTGTTCTCGGGTGTGTCTGCAGGCGGTACCGCGACCGAGTCACCAGCCGTACCGGCCTCGCGCAGCATCCGCACCGCCCTGGCCGGGGTGCCAGCGGACGTGCGCAGGCGGCCGGAACCGCCCAGGGACAGCACGCTTCTGCCGCTGTATAGATCCAGGGCGTTGATCGGCCGCATGACGGCGTTGCGGATACGGTTGTATCCACCTAGTACGGTGCCCACGATGTTTGCCGGAAAACGGATCACGTTGGTGATCTCTTCGGCGATGCCGTCGACAAACTGCGTCAGGCCGTCGACCACGGCCGTAACGTCGCGCAGGATGGCGTCCAGCGAGAACCCCGTCAGGCCCTCAATGCTCCAGCGCTCCAGAAAGTCTTTCTCGGCCTCTTTCTCGACCGCATCAGCGGCCTGGCCCACTTCGCGCTGGGTATCCACCGAGGTGGCTGGCTCCAGCGCCAGGCCGGACTCGGTGAAGGTCACCTCGAACGTACAGGCGCCGCCCTCGCGGGTGGTCTCGCTGAAGCGCACGTCGGTGGCCACCGCCGACATCGTGCCCATATAAGGGTGCACAAGGGTGGCGGCACCAGGTGCGTCCAGGGCCTCGATCAGCTTGTCGCGCTGCAGGTCGTAGTCATCGCCGGCAACGAAGAACGCCAGGCGATATTCCTTGGCACGCCGGCCCATGTCCTCGGTGTACGGCACGTCGCGGCGCGGGTACTCATGCACCAACCAGCGCCGGCCCGCCGTGGTGTCGGCCCGCTCGACGAAGAACTCGACGCCCCGATAGCTGCCGCGCAGCTCAGGGTCGATACGATCACGCCAGGTCATGTGCTACGCTCCTGGCATTCACGTCATAGGAGGACAACGCATGAAACCGACTGAGAAAGCTGCGCTTGGTGCAGGTGTTGGTGGCCTCATTACCGCAGCGGTTCTGTACTGGCTGCTGCCAGGCGCAGTTTGGTGGCTGCCCGTTCTTATTGGCTTCTTGGTGGCGGGCGGGCTTCACCAGCAAATAGTTAAAGACATGGCGGCAGCACGTATCGCCGATGGCGATATCCCTACTAGGGACAATAGCTAACATCACTGCACCACCCCCAGCAGGCCGCTTTCCACGCTGTAGTCCAGGCCGCCATTGGCTTTCATCGACGCCACCCGCGCGCGGCCTTCCTGGTCGATCTTGATTCGCAGTTCACCGCCCACGTCTTGGCGCCCTGGACCAACCAGGGGCGCCGGGCGATTGCTGAACGCTGGCGGGCCAAGTTTCGGTGCAGCAGCTGCAGCACCGGCCGGAGCGGCAAGGCCCTGGGTGAGACCGCCCCCTGTCATCCAGTCCGGCAGCCAGCCGGTCAAGGCGCTGACCTTTTGCCGCAGCCAGCCGGTGAGCTGCTCGAAGCGCTCGGCGATACCGCTGGCCAGGCCGCCGATCCACTCGCGTCCCAGGTCACTCAAAGGCCGTGCGCCCAGCAGCTCGAACACCGCGTCGACAGCACGCATCAGCAGTCGCGCTGGGCTGAAGGCTAGCAGATCCTTGGCGATATCGCCAATGCCACGGTCAAAGAAGGCCTTGACCCGATCCCACATGCCGCTGAACCACTCGGCGATGCCGTCCCAGTTGCGATAGATCAGGTACACCGCCCCGGCCAGGGCGGTGATCGCCAGGATGATCCAGCCAATTGGGGTGGTGAGCAGTGCCAAAGACAGCGCTTTAATTCCTGCAATGGCAGCTGGAATAGCGCCAGAAGAAAACAACAATGCAGCCTTAGCCAACTTGGCTACGGCCATGGCAGACAGCACCAAAGAGAAAAGAAACTTACCGGCCAGCAGAGCCGAAACAATAGCGAGCAGGTTATCGAAGCCGCCCACTAGGTCGGCCAGCGAAGAAACCGCACCGGATACGATCAAAAGTCCCGACCAAAGCTGGCGAAGCCGCATCAGAACCTGCTGAGTAACCATTTCCCGGTTGGCCTTGGACAGCTTGTTGATACCGCCCAACCACTGGTTAACAGTAGGCAGCAGGCTACCCAGGATGGTGTTCTTGAGGCCCGACAGAGTGGTGGTCAGTTCGTGCATCTGCCGCACGTACAGGCGCGACTGCTCGATGTCGGCATCGCTTAAAATCGAGCCGCTATCACGCGCAGCCTGGCGCAGCTTGTCCAGCTCTTCGCGGGACTGGGTCAGCAGCGCGACCATCTGCTCGCCGCCGCTGCCGCCGAACATCTCGTCGAAGATCCGCTGCTTGGCGGCGCTGTTCTCGATCTTGCCCATGCGCGACAGCACCAGGTCGAGCAGCTTCTCGGTCTCGCCTGCAGTGCCGCGCAGATCCTTGACCGTGATCCCGAGGCGCTGGAAGGACTCGGCTGCACCACCGCCGCCGGTCATCACGAACTCATCGGCGCGCAGGCCCAGTTCCTTCAGGCCATCGATCAACGCGTCATTGCCCACGCCGAACTGGTGGCCTACGTATAACCACTCCTGCAGCCAGCCGGTGCCAACGTCGAGCCGCTCGGATGCGATCTTGACCTCATTGCCCAGAGTGGCGACGCCGCCGACCATGCGGGTGATCGCCCAGCCTGCAGCAGCGGCAGCACCGCCTGCGATGGCCAGGTTCTTACCCAGTAGTGCTGCCTGCTTGAGGGTGCCAGCCAAGGCGGTGGACGCCTGGCGGCCGGCCTGCTTGAGGTTCTCCAGGCCGCCACGGCGGGACAGGCCAGACAGGGACTGGGTGATACGGCGAGCAGGAGCGGTGATCTTGTCGACCAGCTCCAGGATCACCGATGTCTTGAGTTCACCCGCCATGCTCTTTCATTTCCTCTGCCAACTTTTCCGCCTGGCCGTACCACCAGCGCAGGTCGTCCAGCTCCATTTCCAGCAGATCCAACGGGTTGAAGCCGCCGAACGCTGTTGCGACTACCCGAACTAGGACGTCCCAGTCGCTCGGGATCTCGGCAAGAAAGGGGCGATCAGTACCTGCACCAGATCGAGGTCGCGCGCGTCCAGGTCATCCATGGCATGGGCGGGCACGCCCGACAGCGCCGCCACCAGGGCTAGCGCCTGGCTGATCTCGCCAGTGGCCTTGCCCATCGCTTTCATGTGCTTGCCCTTGACGCGCTTGACCAGGCGCAGTTCGGTCAGCGTGCGTTCGCCATCGAGCTTGCTGTGCAGGTAGGTAATGGGTTCGACCAGGGTCACCTGCAGGGCGTCGCCCAGATCCTTGACGCGCTCGCGTTCGTTGTGGGCCAGCTCCAGGTCAGCGAGAAAGTCGGTGGTCATCGGTTAAATCCTTTCGCAGCGGCGGGCGGCCATGTTCAGACGCACCTGGCCTTCGGCCGTGTTGAGTTCCGCTGTCTCGGTCACGAATGCGCCGGTCAGCATGTAGTCCTGGCCGTTGTCGCACTCGACCAGGACGGTGGCGTTGGTGATGGAACCGAGGTCGATCAGGTCGGTGTCCTCGGTATGCAACACGGTGCACTGCAGGGTCGGAGGTACGGGCTCCTCGTTGTAGTGCACGCGCTTGCCGGCCATACGCGGAGCACGGTTGACCCCGCCAGGGTTGAGGGTTGCCCCTCGCTCGGTCGGGATCTCGCGGCCATCGACGCGGATGGTGGCGACCCCGGTTACTTTTCCGCTCATGTGGGTTTCCTCTGGTTAGCGGCGGAACTGCGTCTGCTGGGCATGGACGCGGTATTGGCCGATCAGCTTGGGCTGGTCGATGACGTTGAGGCGGCTCGGGTCATTCGGGTCGATGCTCACCTGCAGGCTTTCCTTGTAGCCGGCGTAGTCACGTACCCAGGCCCGCGCGCCCATGAAGGTCTCCAGGTACAGGCTCAGCAGCTCGGCCTTGCACACCTTGGGCGTCATGACCGACTGGCTCGGGTCGTACAGGTCTCGGTCGACGTCCTCGGCCAGCTTGTGGCGCGGGTACTTCATGGCGAACACGCTGCGGATCTCGTAGCGGATGCGCTCCAGGGTCTCGGGCGTCTCAATGTCCAGATAGCTGTCCTCGGCCACCCCGGCGGCGTTGCGCTGGTAGGTGGTGATCTGGCGCTCGATCTGTACGGTGCCGTCGGTGGCCACGGTGTAAGTGGCAATCCCGTCGAACAGCAGCAGGTTGCGTTCAGCGTCATCCCAGCGCTGATCCTCACGCGGGCCGATCAGTCCAGGCAGGGGCAGGCGCTGCAGCGGGCGGGCCGGGTCAATGGCCAGGGATTTCGCGGCCACAATGGCGTTGGTCGCGGCCCAGACCCACGGCGCGCTGGGGGACGCCCCCATACCCATGATCGACAGGTGCGGCGAGTTGCGGGCATTGCCCAGGGCTGCAGTTGCGCCATGGGTGCCACGGAACGCCGCAAAGGCGCGTCCACCGATCTGGCGCATCGGGCCGTAACGGTTGGCCAGCTCGGCCTCGATCTCCTGCAGGGAGACGCTGTCGGTGTACGGCAGGCAGATCCAGTTCCACCATTCGCTACCCATGGCGGCGATGGCCGGAATCAAATCCGGGTTGACCGCGCCCCCGGCCGGGGCGGTGTACGTCAGCGCGAGGCCGGCAGTACGTTCCTCGCCCTTGAGGCAGTCGGCCAGGGAAATGCTGTTGCCGGTCTCACCGCCCCAGCGGCATTCGATATCGACGCGCTCTGGGGTTTCGCCTGCGACACTGGCCGTGACCGGCAAGCGGTCATCGGCATTGATGGCGGCCGCAATCGCGGTGGCGGCAGCAGCCAGCGATGCACCGGAAACCATCTCGCACCAGACGCGGTAGCCAGCGATATAGAGTGCGAGCGGCCGGGTCTCGGCCGGGCCTGCGGTGACCACGATGGAGCCCTTGGCGGGTTGGGCCAGTGCAGCAGCGCCCAGGGGAATCGCCCAGGTCTCGGTATAGAGGTCGACCTTCTTGATCGCGCGGAACTGCTCGGCCAGCATCGAGCCACGGCCAAATAGCTCGTCGCCTTGCTCCTCGCGGGTCACGCGCACCGGCACCAGGGGCGTGGCCGTGCCGGTTTCCAGCATCTGCCCCAGTACCAGGAGCTTGCCCTGGAACACGGCATTGCCCGCCAGGCGGTTGTCGAACTCGATAAACCAGCCCGGAATACGCAGCGCGGCCGGGATGTCGTTGAATACCGTGGAGCTGATAGCCATTACTTGGCCCCCCGTTTCTTGTCGCCGTCAGCGCTGGGCTGCTCGGCTTGCGGTTGTTCTTGCGCGGTGTTTGGCACTGCGCGGACGTCGCCGTCGTTAAAGCGGCGCTGCCAGTAGGCCGACCACTCGACGGCCTCACCCTGGGCGGCCAGTGGGCGGCCGTTGTCTGGACGACGCACCAGCAGCCCTTCGGCCGGCTTGATGGTTCGCATAGTCATGGCGTTACCTCGCTGCCCGTGGGCAGGGTTTGGTGTGTTTCGGTGTCAGGGCCGTCCGGCACCTGGTGGTTGGCGTGGAAGATGGCGAAGTCGGCCAGGGCGCTTGCATCCAGAGCAGCGGGGAACATCATCTTGGCGAGCCCGAAAACGGCGCCGTAGATGACCACACCCTGCTGGTCGGCGCGGTCGGAGTAGAGGTTGTCGACGCGCTCCAGCTGGAGCGTGCCGACATCCTCAACAGTCAGGCCATGCAGTCCAGGAACGATGCGCTCCAGGATCTCGTAGGCGCCCACCTCGCGACCGTTGCCACGGCGCCGCGCACGCTCACCACTGGCTTGGCCGGTGACGACATACACGGCATAACGACTGTTGAGGCCCGCCCGTTTGCCTGGAACGCCTGCACCACCCGACCAGGCGATGTAGATGCCTGGCACCTTGCGGCGAGCAGCTTTCAACGTCGCGTCGTCCCAGTTGCCGGGCAGATCCTCAATGGTCTTGACGTGCTCGCCGACCAGCACCTTGCATCGCTCGGCCATGGCGTCCTCGACTTCGGCCAGCATCAGAACACCCCGCCCGGAAACGTCCGGCGACCAGGAACCATCATCACGTCGCCGGCGCTGGTCACGTCGTCATCCACCTTCGGCAGGCCCAGTTTCACCACGCCGCTTGCGATCAGGCGCAGGGCCTTGATTGCGTCGTCGTAGCGCTTGGTCACCTGTTCGGTAGCGCGGTTGTCATAGAGCCGGTAGCGGGCGATGTCGCAGCCATAGGCCGTCAGGATCGGCGGCACACTGGCCAGCGGCAGGCGATACCCGCCACCGGCCAGGGCGCTGTCGATCTCGCCAGTCGCGTCCTGGATAGCGTCGCCGACCTTGACCTGGTCGATGGTTTCCCCGGTGTCGTCGCTCTTGTCCTCGGCAAGATCCAGGATCTCGTTGCGGTCGAAGCGGCGAATCAGGTCATCCAGAGTGAGATAGGCGGCCATGGCTGTTCCTTATGCGGCTGCGCCAGGCAGCCAGGGGTTGAGGATCAGCTTCGAGGTGCCGGCCCATTCGTTGGTCGCGCCGTTGGCAGCCTGGGCGTTGTTCAGCACGCGCAGTGCGGCGCCTTCAGCGCCATTCGAAACCATGGTGTGGCTATGGCGCAGGGCCAGCGGGCGGCCATGATCGCCTTTCAGTTCCTGCAGACGGGCACGCGCGGCTGCGTAGGTCTCAGCGTTGAACGGTTCCTTCGAGCGCACGATCAGTTGCCACAGACCGGGGCCTGCGTTAACGCGAGCATCCACACCGAACAGGAACTGATCAGTCATCGCTACGCGCTCGCTGTTCAGGTCGGTCAGCGCCCGGAAGTGGTAGTCACGACGCTTCTGGAACACGATAGGCTTGATCACGCGGGTAAGATCCATGACGTACCAGGCCGCGCCATTACCGCCCATGTCGTTGCTGACCTGGACTTCTTTACCCTTTTCGTTGATCACCACGTGGTTGCCGAACAGTGCAGCACCGTCGTAGCACTTCGGGTTGGCTACCAGGGTTTCAACGGCCAGTTCGTTCGGGTGCTCACGGCTAGAGCGACCGAACTCTTGATATACCGGCGCATAGAGCCCGTAGGTGTCGTCGTCGATGGCATCGCGGCTGATGCCCTCGGTCAGCTCGAACTTGCGGTTCTTGATACTGAACTCGCCACCTTCCAGGCTGTGCACCACGCGGTCACCGATCCATTCACGCAGACGCGGCAGGCTCTTCAGAAAGGGGTAAACCTCGACAGCAGTAGTCGATGGCACAGTGGTGCAGAACTGCTCGAAGAGCGCGCCATCGGTGCCCAGGGAGCCAAAGCCACGCTGAAAGGCCGTGTTGTAGGCACGGAACAGCACCTGCAGGTTGGCGGAAGTAAGATCCATTGATATGTCCTCTACGGATAAGGGGCTACGCGGCTGCCGTTACAGCAGCACGCCGCTGGTGGGGTCGATCAGTACCCAAACGCCCACCTCGTCGACTGCGTCGACGATGCCGGCAATGGAGCGAGTGTCCGCGCCACTGGTTTTGGCCACGGTCTGGTTGTCGACGATGAAACACGCCTTGCCGATGTCGGCAGCGGTGATCTCGTCGGCGCCCGCGCTGTTCTCCAGGCGGGCGAAGCCGCGCAGCACCTCGGCAGTTTGCTCACCATCTGCACCAGCGCTGTTGTCCACCAGAGCCTCGAAGATGCCCACGGCGACTCCGCCAAGTCCGGTAGCGCCTGGTTTCACCAAGCCATCGGCATCGATCACGGCAATGGTGCCGGCTAGGCACAGCACTGCTGCAGCGACCGGATAACCACGACGATGGCCGGATACGCTCGGGGTGTTGCGGTTTTGAGTTGCGGCAACCATTTGGGCTTACTCCTTCGGGTTGGCTTTGCGGTATTCGTCCGGGCTGATGCCCATGGACTTGCACACCGCCAGTTCGGATTCGGTCAGGTCGCCGTCTTTTACGACTTCCTCCCCCGGCTTCTTTCCGCCGGTTTGGTTGCCACGCAGGGCAGCAATCGGCTGCGCACCAGCCAGGTAGGCTTTGCACGCTGCAAGGCCCTGCGGCTTGAGCCAGTCGGCGGTGGCTTGGCCTGGAATGCGGCCGTCGTCGAGACCTTCCTTGATCAGCGTGTCCAGCTCGGACGCGCCATGGCTGGCACGCAGCGCGGCCAGTTGCTGACCTTGTTCCTGGAACACGGCCAGCGGCACGTACTCGGCCATGTTCGGCTTGGCGGCGCTGGCCTTGGCTGCGGCGACTTCCTTCTCGGCATCGCTCTTGGCGGTGGCCACCGCCTGTTCGGCGTCCTCGGCCTTCTGCTGGAGCGCAGTAATGGCCGCCAGGATCTGCTCGTCAGTGGCGTTTTCGGGCAGGCCGAGCTTCTTGATCAGTGCTTCACGATCCACAGTGTCTTCCTCATGGGTAAGGTCATAGGCGCCACTGCCCATGCGGGCGGCTGCAAGAGCGGGAATGGCGGTGTCGATTGCAGGGTTGTTGACCAGGCCAACGTGCAGCAGATCGAGCACGGTTCCGGTCTTGGGGTCGTAGGGAAAAACGGGGGACAGGTAGCGGTACTCGTCCGCGTCGATGGCTGCCTGAGCGGCGGCCGTCCATTTGATGCGGCCATAGAGGCCGTCTTCGCGCCACTCCAGCGAGGCATGGTCAATCCATCCCGAGGCTGGCGCCGGCTTGCCGTTCTCTTCGGACAGCAGGGTCTGGTGCTCGTAGTCGACGACGATGTCGGTGCTGCGAGCTGCAGCGCGCTCGATGATCGGCTTGGCGGCCGATTCGTCCATGAACCAGGGGCCGGAACCGGCCAGAGCACCACGCGGGGCGGTGAAGGTGCCGGCCGGAATCAGACGCGTCATGCCACCCTCGGCGGCCACTTGAAGGGCCAGGGAGCAGGCTGCGATGGGGAATGTGCGTTTCGTTTTCATGCCCCCATCTTCGGGGGGCAGAGTGCGGCGCTGTGATTCAAGCGCTTCACTTTTAACTGGCCTGGCGGCCGGAGGGGAAACCTGGCCGAGATTACCAGAACCGGGAATGGGCGGGTGAGCCTGCCCATGTGTGCGCGTCTGTACGCGAATTTAACGCGGGTTTAACGCGCTCTCTCCCTTCTGCGCGGGCGACGGTAGCCCCTGAGTCGATAAAAGCGCTGTAAGGGCCGCTACGGGCCGCCACCCTCTAGAGGCTCTGCCAGGTGTTCCTGCAGGATCTCCAAGGCCATGGCTTCGTCCTCGCTAGACATGCCCAAAAACTCACGCTTTGGGATGTTACCCCACAGGTGTGGGTAAGCGGCTTTCAGTCCGCCGAACTGCTGCATGCCGGCATAGACCAGGCTGCTACCCCATTCCAGGGTGGTGGCTGTCGCCCGGTAGTGGATCTCGTTGGAAAGGCGCCGGCTCTCACCGATCAGCGGGTCATTCTTGCCTTTGCGCTCTTCGGTCACCGATGAGTTGTCTTCCCACCTGGTGCCATCCGGCGCTGTCTTGGTCGCAAAGCGGCGCTTGGTTGATTCGATGAAGTACTCGCCCATGTCCTGCAGCGCGGGCCGCACGTCCTGGGCGTGCTTCATCAGGCCGTTCAGCGCATCCAGGACGCGCTGGTTATCTACCCTGGTCTGGATCATCGGCTATACTCCTGACTCGGTTTCGCGCATCGCGCCGTCGTGGCCATACCACGAATCGCCCAGGGCGTTAGGGCATGGGGTGCGAGACCGATCATTTCCCCTCCCGGATGTAGAACGTCTGCAGCACCAGCATCCGGCGCCCCTTGCGCACCTCGAAAACGCCAACGTAAGTCACCCCGTCCACGGTCAACTCTCGCCGTACCAGGGGCGAACTGGTGGTGCGTGACAGCCCGGCATCGATCAGCGGCCCGCCCTCATTGAGCAGCCTGGGCAGCATGGCGTA